CGGCACTGACACTAACTGCAAGCCCGGAAAATGCCTTATAGGAAGGCTTAGGAAGGTTTCCAACTTTAAGTGGAAGTACACCTCTGAGTCTAATTATAGCGGGGCTGCTGTTGAGTATTTTGTTGGTGGTAAAGAGGTAGTAGAGTTAAAAACAATTATTAGAGGAAGATATAAAAATTTAGATGGCTCTGTATTGGAGATAGACAAGCCCGCCAGTAAAGCAACTACAATTCTCCTTCCTCCTGCTAACTATTTAGAAAATATTTTTTCGGACGATGTTTTAAAAATATTTAATAGTGCTTTTTCTCTAGATGGCTCAGAGACTTTAAGCGGCATTATAACTCCAGAAGAAGACTTTATTGTAAGAGTTTTAAAGTTAGCGTATAAAAACATATCTCATATCGAAACTGGCCCTAGGTACTCTTCTCTTGCGGATACAGATCTGTCTGAAGAAGTATACACTGCGGTAGAAGACACGCTTTTTAAAATTAACGAGATTTGGAAAGAAAAAATTTTTGAAATAATGGCCCAAAGATGGGAAAATCGTTTTGCAAAGCACGAGACAAATAGGCAATTTATATCTTTTGTATTTAGAGAACTTAGGTCGCTTTTTACTAACTGTATTCAGATTACTAGATCTGGGTTAAAGCAATCAAAAATTAGATCTATCTCTGATGAAAATACTCGCCCCATCTATCTAAGGTTACCGTCAGCGTCTCTAAGCTATCGCCCTGAAGAATCAGAGCAGATGCTATTAGTGGCAGATGAGGGCGAAAGACTTAATATACCCATTTCTGCGTTAGAGATAGGAACGGTTGTTGCAATTAGTGACAGATCCGTTGCTTATCAGTTTCTTCCTAGGACTATTTATGACGAAGAGGAAAGAAGAGCGCTGGGAATGTCTCCTGTGCTATCAGATAGAACAAAGTCCGAACTTTATTCCCCAAAAGATATAAGGTCTTGGTATAAGTTACCAGAGGATAGGCTGCCTAAGGCTCCTGTTGCCAAGTGGATCTTAGCCGGCGCAGATGAATTTTTAAGAGAAAAGAAACACGAAATAGACTCATTCTATTACACATACTTGGATCCTAACGAATGTAGCCCTAAAAACTTAGATTGGCTGGCACAGCACGCGGGCCTTACTAGGCCTTTTTGGAACGTAAACTGGGACGAAAAGTATAAAAGAACTCTTATTAGAAACGCGCTCGGATGGTTTGAGGAAGAACTTAGTCAGACTATAGCAGAGACTGAGTACAAAACTATAAAAGGAGAAGTCTTAGACTTAAGTCCTTTTGACTCTAGTCCTTGGCGTTCCACAGAAGAAATAACAGACGGAAGTACTGATCTTTCTAACATAGACTTGGCCTCTACAGGTTATTCGGGTAATTTTTCTGTGGATAAAGCAGAGTGGAATGGCTTAATGGAATCAAAAGGTAGTATTTTGTCCCTTGTGTTTTTATTTAGTTTGTTTAACGTAAAGGCCCACACAAAAGAAGAAGTAGAAAAAAATCCTGACGGAACGTTTAAAGTAAAGAGTGGGCTCAGGGGAAATGAAGTTAATGCTCCAACTTTATTGCCGACAAAATTTACTTTGGCCCAAGTAGGAGCAGAGGAGCTAGATAGTCTTGGTAACAGAGTTGATAGTGGATCTGCTTCTTTTAGAAACCAGTTAATTGCCGGCGAGACCGCAATTGCAACTCTAGAAGACTCTAATAACATATTTTTTAGGTTGCCATTTTACTACAACAGAAACGGAAAGACTTGGGGGGCAGTTCAATCGATCTCTGAGTATTGGACAGAGTCAAAGTTAAATTCAAGAGTACAATACGCTTTTCTTGCAGCGGACCTATGGAGACAAGGTGACGCATTTTTTAACCCCGAAATAATACATGAGTGAATCACAAATAGCCTCTAATCTAGCAGGTGTTAATGCGGACGTTGCTCGCTTTATTAGTAGGATCGGAGGGCTGGATACCGAGATTTTAAACCTACCTGCAACTATTTCTGATGTAGAAGACCCAGAAAATTTAGGAAGAGTCAGGGTTCTTTTTGGAGAGGACTCTGTAGATGCTAAGTCCGATTGGATCCCTGTTCTTGGGGTAGGAAGAGGTATTTTATCTACTCAGTATATAGGGTCGAAATGTATTGTAATTGCGATAAGCGGGAGCCCAGATAACTCTGTGGTGGCCGGGTTATTTAACGACACAACGTATAATCAGGTGATATCCCAGACACCTATTACAATCCCGACTATAGATGTCTCTGATATAACAAACACAGAAGATCCAGGTGCTAAATGCAACAAGAACAACGAAGGTAGGGCGTATATTTTTTCTGGGAACGTCAGCCAAGATCTGAAAGTTTGTATTAGAAGGAACAACAGACAAACTGGTCCTGATAAAGATGTTTGGGAATGGAAGAACTTAACTCGTGGCTTGATAATTGAAAGCGAAACCGACCCCAAAACCGCAAAGGGGAGCGATGTAGTTCACCAAAAAAGGCCACAACCGACATGTTCTGAGGCTCTGTCGGGCGAGATGATCGAATACTCTGAAGATAGAGACTTACCTCAGAAAACCTTAGTTTGTCGCAGAGACGAGAATAAAGACTGGGCCTGGGTGAGCAGTAGTAGTTTGCCATGGAACGCAAGAGGTACTCTGCCCAAGTGCACAGAAAAAATTCATGGGATGACATCTATTGCAGACGATGGCGGTAACTCAGAGATGACGATTTGCCTTAGGGTAGATAGAAAGATGAAGTGGGTTAAGTACGGCACAAGAACCGCGCTTAAGTTTGAAGATAAAAACCCCGTGATGTCAAAAACAGAGATATTAGGGCGGGGTAAGCTCCCTGTAAAACCTAATACTCTTTTAAATTTGGGGTTGGAGTTTGCTTCAGCCGCCGTTACGAGTCCTATCATAGGAAATATAGACTTAGCAGGAGGAATGGTTGAACAAGCTCTTTCTGGCGCGGTTCCAGGGTTTACAAATGAAGCTATTGCTCAAGCGTTTAACGCCGTGGAGGGCTTGGCTACTGGACAACTTCCAGTAGATTTAGCAATGCAGGTAGCTGCCGGGTTTCTCCAAAGCCAAGATTTAAATATACCCGGCCTTGATGCTATACTTAGAAGTGGTGATGTGGCAACGGCTCAAAACTTTCTTGATAAGCTTGGCCCAGAGATCGCTCAGATCGCTTCTGCAGGTGGAGATCTTGGAGGCATTTTAAAAGAAACAGGGTTTAGCGTGATTAACCAATCAATAGGTTCTTTCCCTCCGCAGGTAGGTAGTATAATTAATGCTACATTGGTAGACGGACCATTGGGCGGGCTCAACGCTGCGGTCGCTAACGCCAGCGACATAATACCCTCCCCAGTAAACGAAGCAGTTAAGTCTGCTATTAGTGGATTAGATTTAGGAAACGCTCCAGCTCCCCTCAATGCAATACTTCAATCAGCAACAAACGGAGGTTTGTCTGAAGTTGTAAATAGCATCGCAGGTGGTATAGATTTTGGAGGAGTTGATCTTGAAGGACTCACAAGCGCGATCGGCTCTGGGTCATTTGGCGAAGTAGGAAAACTTTTCCAAGACTTTAGTAATATCGGTACCTTTGCATCACTAGTGCCCGGCCTTCCTACCACGGCCTCCTCCTTATTAGGAGCCGCCGGGCTGGGCGGACCTTTGGCATTGGCCTTACCAGGAGGTTTAGGATTCACTGCCGTCACCGCGTTACTAGGCGGAAAGAATCCGCTCGCTTCGATATTAGGTGGGGGAGGAGCTCTTGGAGCCCTTGGAGGTTTGTTTGGTGGTGGGGGCGGTGATCCGTGCCCATGTAGTCCTAAGTGCAGAAAAACAGAGCACGGGGTAGATAGCAACGGGAATAGGCTGTTGGATCCTTGTGGTAATGTTACTCTAGATAACTCTAATGTGTATTTAGCCGGCAACGATATCTTAAATAACCTAGATAACCCTCTAGCAAAAGCCTTAGGGTTGGTTTCCACTGGGATAGGAGGAGAACTCATACCTAAAAATCCATTTAACCTTACTTCCATAATCGAGTCTGTAGATAGAGTTAACGATTTAAGTGGGAAACTTGAAGCGGCCTTTAAGGGAGGTGCTGAGGGAGAAGACCGCGACGCTGAGATAATCTACTCAATGGAGGCGATTGAAAAAGTATTTAAAGTAGCGGACAACAACATGAGTTTGATGGAACTCATACAAAATCTTGAGCTATTAGGATCTAAGAATTTCATGGATAACCTGATAACTGGGGGGAAGGGGGCGTTACTTACAAACGTGACCACGGACTCAGCTACCCAGGCGCAGGCCATTAGAGATCTTTATAAGATGGTCTTGAAGTTGGATCAAGAAAAAGATGGAACAAGTGGCCTTGCTGCAATTACGCCCGCTCTTGCAAAGACTTTTACCCATACTAAAACAATCCCAGCCTATTATAAGAAATCTAGAACAAAAGCAATTTTAAACCTAATTAAAACAATTCTAGAGGCTTTAAAAATACTCGAAACGCTTGACCCTAAGTTAGATGCCCCATTCAGCGATCTTACAACAAGAAATAATGAGTCTAAAGTGCTTAACGACTCGCTATCAGCGAAATTAAATTTAAATCAGCCAGAAGAAGATACAGTCAATTACATCTATCAAGATTTCACAAGCAAAACCGGAGGCATAATTAACTCCCTTTCTACAAACCAACTTAACTCTGGCGAGTTTGATTCTTTACTACAGCAAATTAACAATGAACAAGAAAGAGCTAGAAAAGGAGAAG